TGCCCAGACTGGCATTGGCCTAGTGCCTGTGCCGACGGCGGCCTTCTATTGGCTGCATGGATGGGAGGGCGAGCTTGCTTATGCCCTGCTCGGCACGCTGCTGATGATCTGGGCCTCATGGGCGCGGACCCCCGCATCCCGTGGTAGCAGCCATGTCTAGGCTAATTCACCTTCCGGGCGTACAAGGCGTATGTGGATACGCTGCTGTCATGCCTCAGCACGGAGCCGGGAATTGCCCTCACCGGGCTTATCCTGGCGGTTCTGGCTGGTGTGGCGACGCTACCCCGGTTGACGCTGTGTTGGCGGATGTGCCGTGCGCGAAAGCGTTGGGAGCAGGATCGCAGAGAGATCCTCCGCATGTTGGATGAGGTACGAGGAGATGCCAGCGCTCGCCTTGATGCAATCCAGCGCCGACTTGATGATCTCGGAAGCGACGATGGCCAGCGGTGACTATGCGGACAATTGGGGCAATACCCCTATGGATCGGCTTCGCCGCGAGCTTGTCGATGCCATCAAGGAAAGCGACAAGAAAACCGAGCACCAGATTGCTAAAATTGAGATAAAACTTGATACAGAGATCAAGGAGATCAAGGCGTCAAAGGCGGAGAAGTGGGTAGAGAAGGCAATGCTTGCGGTTGTCTCCACGGTTTGCATGGCGGTGTTGGTGTCGCTGATCGCGCTGGCTGGGTGGGGGCGGTGAAGCTACGCGACGGCACATTGCTAACGCTCCTCTGCGGCAGCCTGGCTGGCATGGCGCTAGGTGCGATCATGTGGTTCTGGATCGACCGCGCGCTGCCGGTTCGCTATCCGGTTTTGGTTTCTGGTGTCCATTCGGAGCTGAAGCCAAACCACGTCTGGCGTGTTTCCGAGACACTGGATTACCGGGACGATTGTGAGCTTCTCGTTATTGAACGACGGTTCAAGGATGAGGTTCTCAACGACTGGTATCCCGCGCAGCCTGTCGACAGCTTCCCGGCCTATCTGGGTGGCGGCATCTCGCGGGTGGTACTCCAGCCCGGCAAGCAGCCCGCATGGGCCGAGTACCGGGTGACGGAGACGCTGCTGCAGAAGGGGATTTACACCGTCACCTTGACGGCAACCCGCTGCAAGTCCGGGTTCGACGGGATCTATCAGCTGATCCCGGCCGAGCCCTACGATTTCACGTCTATCAACGGAAAGAGCGTGCCATGACCATACCATTGGTTACAATCCTCGTGGGGCTGCTGATCTTTGCTTTGGTGTTATGGGCAATCCGGCAGCTGGTGCCACATCTTGGCCTCCCGAGCGTTGTCGTCACCATCCTGTACGTGGTTGTGGTGGTGATCTTCGTCTTCTGGTTGCTGTCGGTGCTCGGCCTATGGAGCGGCGGCGGCACGGTGAGGGTCGGCGAGCTTCGTGCGGGCGAGGTGCAAGTTGCCTTCGGTGGAGGTCGGTGATGAAGAAGCTGAAAGTGGGTCTAGTTCTGCTGGCGGCGTATACGCTGAGTGTCAGCCTAGTTCTGGCGGCGGCTTTCGTGGTGCGCACGCCTGACCATCCGACGGTGCTCGTCCAGAGCGAGGTGCAGATGGCCAACATAGGCGGTGGAGGCAGGTAGAGCGGAGGCCGGGGCCGTGAGCGATGCGCTACGTTCTAGTCCTGCTCCTGGCCACGCCCGTGTGGGCGTCGGAGCGGGCGTCGGGGCAGGGCAGCCCCATTGCGACGCAAAGCGTGCCCGCCGAGACCGACAGCGCAGCGCTAGCTGCCAAGGTCGATGCCCTGGCGGTCGCCTTCGCTGAGTTCCGGGAGCAAACCAACCGGGATCGCGAGCAGCTGGTTCAGTCGGTGCGTGAGGAAAGCCAGCAGCGGACAAATCTAGCCCAGGAGAGCTTCCGGGAGCGCACGGCTCTGGCGCTCCGTCAATCGGATGACAGGGCCTGGAAGCTGCCGGATGTGGTGAGCTTGATGGGCCTGTTCGCCATCCTGGCCGGTGCGGCGAGCTGGCTCAATTCTGCCTTCATTGCCGGAAAGACGGCACCGATCGAGAAGCAGGTAGCCGAGCAGCGGCTGCGCGAGGAGGCGTTCCAGTCTGAAAGCCGGGCATCCCGTGCGGCGTTGGCTGTCGATATTCGTGATGTGAGAACCGAGCTGCATGAAGCGGTCAACAAGCGCTCGGCCGAGCTTAGCGCGATGCGCAGCGAGTTCGGCGAGATGAACAGGCAGTTTCAGGATAAGTTCAGCGAAATAACTTCTGATCTTAGCGTAACCAGCTCCCGGCTGACTGAGGCCAAGGTCGAGATCGAATCGCAGAAGAGAGGACTTGAGGGCCAGATTGCCGCCAGCAACAATGAGTACTTCCGCTGGATCGCCATCTTGTGGGAGAAGGCCTTCCCTGGCGAGCGCTTTCCTGACCGCGTGATGAATCCGACGCAAATCGCGCACAATGCTCCCCCGGCGCATCGGCCGTGAAGAGTTTCGACGGTTTCGCGCGGTGGTGTAGCGAGTGGACCGGGCACGGCTGGTACTTCATGCTGTATGTGGTCGGCAGTTTCGTGGCCATGGCGGTAGGCTGGGCTCGCGGCGCGGTAATGGATACCTTCATCGTGTGGACGGCGCTGCTAACCGTTACCACCCAGCTGCAGACCATCCTTATCCAGCGGGTGACCAACCAGGAGCAGGCCGCCGACAAGGAGCGGCAGATCAAGCAGGAGGAGCAGCTCAAGGAGCTGGGCCGTGCGGTGCCGGGCGCTGCTGAGGTGATCGAGGATGCCAATTAAGGGTACCCCAATCCTATCCGGGTTGGCCCAGGGCGGTCCTATGGCGTTTCAGCTGTCAAAAAAGGATATGCTTTAATGACACGTGAGGTGTTCTGGCTGCTGGTATCTTGGCTTGCGTGGCCGCTCTATCGCTTAGGGATCACTGCCCCTTATGGGCGCGCTTCTGATCGCTACGCGCGTACTTTAATGGCACGTAGCCTCGCCAGGAGTAAGTGAAGTGCCTTCGCGCTCAAAAGCCCAGCGGCGCTTGATGGCCGCCGCAGCCCACAATCCCGCCTTTGCCAAGAAGGTCGGTGTGCCGGTCAAGGTAGCCAAGGAGTTCAACGACAGCGACAAGAAGAAGGTCGGGAAGAAGAAGAAGTGACAGCAAGCGATATGGATTGGCGCCCCGCTAGCGCTCACCTGGTGGCTGCTCTGATGAGGGGTGCGCTTGCCGACCGGCAGTTCGGCCGGCTCTCCAGAGCCGGCCTAGACGCTCGAACTGCGGTTTTTGGGATAGGCGGACGAGCGAGCTTGCCTGCCCCCAACTTGGAAAGCAAGGCAAGAGTCTGAAGGATGTCCGCCAATGGCTGCGCTTACCACCCAGTGTGTTGCCATTTTGTTGATAGGGCACTAAATGACACATGGAAAAGCGGCCACGGGTTGCCCCATGACCGCCTTCCCCGTCTCCGCCACCTGCTGCGTTGCCGTCTAGGTTGGCCGACCGGGTCACGTGCAGCGAAGCAGGGTCGCAGAGACTGTTGGGACTACTCTAATCTCATGTCCCACCTCCGCCCATCCGGCAGGTCGTGGGTTCGAGCAGATCAAAGCCACTGGCCCGTTCGGTGCGGGACCGGCGACTACACCAGAGGCTTCGGGGTCATCATCCGGAGCCTCGGTGTTTTGTGGGTAGGTGCCGCCGCGCTATCCAGGAAGATATTCAGGGAAATTCAAACTGACCCACTAGCAAAAAAGAGGGGGCGACTTGCCCGCGCCCCCTCATTGGACGTCTCTCAGATACAAGCTCCATGGAGGAGCAAGATGCCGGTAGCCTCTGAGGTGTCCAGGAGTCAACCATGAAACTCCTAACGGTTGCGTGGCCCGACAAATTCACTGGCAGCAAGAAGCTCTATGCGGCGCTGTGCCAGCCCTTCCAGCTGCGGAATGAGTGGAACGACATCGTGATCCAGGCCGTGGCGCGCACGCGCGATCTGCGCTTGGTCGATCTCACCTGGAAAGACGGGCCGGCCAACGTCGAGTGGTATTCATCGGCCGATCTTGGCCCCGACATCGGCGGCCGCTGCTGGTGGCGTGGGCAACGGGCATGGATTGTGCTCGCAGATACGAGGATGGACCGTGACGATGATTACCGCCTAACGCTGGCGATGCACGAGCTTGGACATTCGATGCGGCTCGCCCATCCCAAGCATGAGGACGATCCCGCCGACACGATCATGCATCATGAGCTGAAGCGCATCGGCGAGGATGAGTATCGCCCTGAGTGGGGCAAAGACGATGTGCGGCGGCTGAAAGCGAAGTTCCGCTAGCCACTGACGGCGCGCGTCGCCTCCGCCATCTACCCCCGCATGACGACGGAAGGCTGGTCCGCGCTTGAAGCAATGACGGGTGCTGAGCCCGAGGTTCCCGAGCTGCCAAGGCAGTATCGGCGGGCCTTTGGCACACCTGATGGCGCCAAGGTGTTGGCGGACCTCTATGCGCAAACGGTCGGCCGTCGTCTGTCGCCCGGCTGTTCGGACGCGGACCTGCGCGAGCACGAAGGCCGGCGGCACATCTACTGGTACATCCATTCCCGACTGCAAGAGAGGGTTGAGTGATGGGCGTGAAGATGACGGTGGGTGGCACGGAGGTCATCCGCTGGATGGATGCCGGCGATTTCGCCCACATGACGAGCGGTGTGCCTGATGATCTGGAGCCCGACCTCGACCCCGAGGAGCGCAGCAAGTGCGGCTGGCTGAAGACGGCCAAGGAAGGCAATCGGCTCATTCGGCCCGGTGATTTCGTGGCGATCGACGGTTCCAAGGTCATTCCGCAGGATGAGGGCCTGAAGTCCGGCGTGAAGACCGAGGAGGTCGACGACCAGGAGCAGGAGAAGAAGTTCGTCGAGATGGCGCGTGATCGTGGCGACTTGCCGACCAAGGAGCAGGAGCGCGCCACCATCAAGGCCGAGACCGAGGAAGAGCGCGCGCTCTTCCGGCCGAGCAAGGAGAAGGAAGCCAAGCCTGCCGCCGACAGCAGCAAGGCCAAGAAGAGCACATGACTACCGAGGCAGCAGCGGGCACTAACGGCAGCGCACCGCCTTCCGAAACCGGCGGGGAGGCTCCCGGCTCCCCCGCGTCTCCCCCGCCGGCCCGACCTGAGTGGGTAACGGAAGACCGCTTCTGGGACGCCGAGAAGGGCGCCCCCAAGGTGGAAGAGGTCTTCCGTGCCTACGACGGGGCTCGGGCGCTGATTGGCAAGCGTGTCGGCGATCTCAGCCCGGCTGCCAAGCGCCAGCTCGCCGAGACCTATGAGGAGGAGATCCGCGGCTCTTGGCTGGCTGAAGAGCGGGCCAAGTTGACGGAGGACCCGGAGTTTCTGGAGCCGCTGAAGCAGAAGTTTCTCGATGAGGTTAGACCGGCGGTCGAGAAGTACGAGATCCCGCCTGGCATCGTCCCGGAAGGGATGGAGCTAGATCCGGAGCATCCCTTGCTGGTCGGTCTTCAGGAGAAGGCCAAGGCCGACCGCTGGTCGCCCGAGCTGTTTGCCGACGTGCTCAAGATGGGGCTGGAGCTGCTGCCCGAGGCCAAGACGCCCGAGCAGCGGCTAGCTGAGCTTGGCCCCAAGGCGCAGGAACGAGCGCTGGCCATCGTCAACATGGGCCGCACCGTCGCCAAGCGTGCGGCGGGCAACGACCCGCAGGCGCAGATGCAGGCCGAGGCCGAGGTCAACGCGCTGTTCCGCGAGATCCACAGCCCGCAGGCGCTGACGGCGCTGGAGCGCATTCTAGGCGGGGTTGGCGAGCGTGCATCGCCGGGCGGCAATAGCCGGGTTGAGCCTCAGCTAACCGAGGCGGACCTGCGTGCCATCATCCGCGATCCGAACTACACCAAGGACCCGCGGCTGCAGCAGAAGGTGACCGAGGGCTACAAGCGCCTCTATGGCGATCAGCTTTAGCTCTGCCACTGACGGCGCGCCCCTCTCAACCATAGAGGCTAGACCAGCATCCTGCTGGTTTGTGACGAGACCCGGCTAACCCCGGCCAGATCAAGCGCAGCGCGGCCCGCCGTGCGGAGACCCGTCCCGGATGCCCACTAGCAACGGGCAATCCGCATGTCCTTCTCAATCGAAAATGCCTTCGCCAAACAGTATGACGCGGAGGTTCACGAAGCCTATCAGCAGAAGGCTTCGCTCCTAAGGGGAACCGTCCGCAGCCGCATGATCGTCAACGCCAAGGATGCCACGTTCACCAAGACGGGCACCGGCGAGGCTGCGACCAAGGGTAGGCACGCGATGGTGCCGACCATGGAAATCCCACACACCCCGGTCACCGTCACCCCGACCGACTACTTCGCGGCAGAGTATGCCGACGACCTCGACCTACTCAAGACCAACATCGACGAGCGGCAGGTTCTGACCAATGCCGCGGCTTACGCGCTCGGGCGCAAGACCGACGACATCATTATTGCCGCGCTCGCCGCTGCCTCTAACGACACGGCGCTCGTCACCACGTCTGCGGCCACCTTCCGTAACTCGCTCATTACGGCGGTGACCCAGCTCAAGGGCCGGTTTGTGCCGCAGGACGGCAACCTCTGGGGCGCTATCAGCCCGCAGATGAGCGCCTGGCTGCTCACCGTGCCTGAGTTCGCCAATGCCGACTGGGTGGGTCTCGACCTTCCTTACCGTCAGGGCACCGACCTGATGCAGGGCAAGCGCTGGCTAGGCGTCACCTGGGTCGAGCACAACGATCTGCCGCTCGCCACCGCCACCAGGACCGGGTTCCTCTACCACAAGGGGGCCGTTGTCCATGGCATCAATAAGGATGTCACGTCGGAAATCGGCTGGGTGATCGAGCGCGATGCTTGGTTCATCAAGAGCAAGATGAGCATGGGCGCGGCATTGTTGGATGACAACGGCGTGGAGAAGATCACGCTCGTCGAGACCGACGCACTGCCGACATAACGGAGTAGTTCCTCTTGAAAAAGCGACCGATCTACGAAGTCAAGTCTGCACGTCATGTGGTCGACGGTTCATGGTATGTCGAGCGCGACGACTACACACTGGCCGAAGCGCTTAATATTTTGAACTGGAAACCAAATCTGGTGAAGGCTGGAGAGTTCGGCCGGCTGATCTGTCGTGACGGGTGGGTGGACGTCTACGTTCGGAAGCTCGACCTTGAGGGGTACCCCGCTCTTGAACCCCCGGCCGGCTGGGAATGGCCGGTCACGTACGATCTCAAACCGCCGCGCAAGGCGGCTTAAGTGGAGCAGGCTAATGGCCTACCTCGCAGCAAATCTCAGCAAGATCGCCCAGCTGGGGCAGAACAACCAGATGTGGGAGTATCAGACGACCGACGCTCTCGCGGTCGTTGACAGTGCTTCCTACTTCACCGGCGATGCCATCAACATGCTACGCGTCGGTGACATCGTCTTCGTCAAGACGGTGGCAGCGGTCGGCGTCTCGAAGCTGCCAACCGCAGCCGGCATCATGGTGGTGAGCGCCAATAACGGCACGGTGGTCGATCTCAACGACGCGGTGTCGATCCTTGGCTCTGACACGGACTGATTGCCTAACAGGGCGGGCTTCGGCCCGCCCACCTCTCTCGCGCCGAGTAGCCCATGGATCGCCACGTCATCTGCACAGCAGCGCTCCACAACCTGGGCGCCCGGTCGATCCAGAGCTTCGAGGACGGCACGACCGAAGCCGACCTGTGCCGCTCCAATTATGAGCGCGCCGTGCGGGCGATGCTGGCCTTGCATCCCTGGAACTTCGCCGAGGCCCGCGTGCGCCTGGCCGGCGACGCGACCGCGGCCGGTCCTGATTACACCTACAGCTACGAGTTGCCGCGCGACTATGTCGGCGCCCGTCACACGCTCGACACAAACGGTTACATAACCTCCGACGGCTATCGCATCATCGGCCGCAAGCTCCTGTCAGATGAGGGTACGCCCTATCTGGTTTACACCCGCCGGGCGGCCGAGCAGGACTTCCCGCCGCTTTTCACCGAGGCGCTGATCTACAAGTTGTCATCCAACCTTGCTGGCCCGATCACGGGCAGCGAGGCAATGGTCGAGAAATACTATACTCTGTATGTGGAAACGCTGAGACTGGCTAAGCTGGCTGACAGCCAGCAGGACACGCCGCAGGTCATCTACAGCGACATTCTCACTGCCTGGCATACCGGCTGATGGGTCGGTATCGCGGCGACACACAAACAACCGTCCTGACGCAGACGGCATTCACCGCGGGCGAGCTGGCTGACGTGCTGCGCGGCCGGCGCGATACCGAGGTGTACTATCTGGGCTGCGAGAAGCTGGAGAACGTTGTCGCGCTGGCACAGGGGCCGGTGCAGCAGCGGCCAGCCCTGCGCCATATCGCCGAGTTGCGAGAGGCCGCCAGCAATCTCGGCGTGCGCCTTCTCGACATCACCTTCAGCGCTAGCCAGCGCTACGTCATAGCGCTCACCCATCTTGAGGCGCACGTCTACCGCGAGAGCGATCTGGAGATGGTCGAGGCGCTGGCGACGCCGTGGACGTCAGCCCAGCTTGCGGATGTCGCCTGGGTCTCGCTCTACGACGTTTGCTTCGTGGTGCATCCAAGCCATGCGCCACGAGAGATCGTGCGCGGTCCTAATGAGGCGTGGTTCATCCGCACCTATGCCTTCGAGACGGCACCTCAGCACAAGCACCACGCAGACAAGGACACGCAGCTTACGCCGTCCACCCACACGGTCGGTGCTGCCACTATGACCTCCGATGGCGGCGCTGACGATGATGTGTTTCTTGAGGAGAACATAGGCGAGATCTGGACCTATCGCGGTGCGCGGTTCGAAATCACGGACGTCAACAGCGCGCAATCGGCCGACATCACGATTATCGACGAGTTCCCCAACGATGGGGACGTTGACAGTCGAGAATTTACGCAGCCGGCGGGCAGCGCAAGCCGCGGCTGGTTCCGCACCATCGCCTATTATCAGGGACGCTTGTGGTTCGGCGGCACGGCCAGCCTGCCGTTTCGGCTATGGGGCTCGCGGGTCAATGCGCCCTATGATTTCTTCTCCGGCGGCGTTGAGGCGGCCGATCCGATCGAGCTTCCCATCTCAACCGGCGAAGGCAACCCGATTGTCAATCTGGTTCCAGGCTCGGGCGGTCTTGAGGTCTACACGGAGGGCGGCGAGGGCTATCTGCCGGCGGGTCCCGACCAGCCCATTACCCCCACCACGGTGGCCTTTGTCGGCCAGACCGAATTTGGCAGCCGCCGCGTGCGCCCGGTTCGACTCGACGCCACCACGCTGTTCGTGCAGCGCGACGGCGGGGCGGTGCGCGAGTTCATCTATTCGGACATCGAGCAGGCATACCAGGCGCAGCCTCTGACCATCCGCTCTCCGCATCTGGCGGCCGACCCGGTGGCGATGGATGTGGTTGCCGGCGGATGGGGCACGCAGTCAGATTTCCTCATCGTGCTCAATGCCGACGGCACCGGCAGCATCATGACCTCCGAGAAGGTCGAGCGGGTGCGAGCCTGGTGCCAGTTCACCTCAGCCCGCAAGCTCCTGGATGTGCGCTCGGTCGGCAACCGGGTGTTTGTCGCCACAGGCAACGGCACCGACAAGGTATGGCTGGAGTGGCTGGACCGGGCCGCGATCTTCGACAGCCAGAAGGACGCCACGGCCGATCCAGCGACGACTTCCTGGAGCGGGTTTGATCACCTCGCCGGGCAGGAAGCCGAGCTATGGGCCGATGGCTACTGGCGGCTGCCGGTCACGGTAGCCAGCGACGGCACATTCACGACCGATGAGGCTTACAGCGTCGTCTCGGTGGGACTGGCGTTCACCCCCACCATCCGCCCCATGCCGCCGGAAGAGCCTGGCAGCGGCTTGCTGGGCCGCCCCGTGCGCGCGATCCGCGCGGAGGTCCAGTTCCTGGACAGCGCAGGGCTGAGGGTCAACGGGCAGGTCATTACCGACCGGCCGTTCAACGATGTCGATATCACGCCGCCGCAGGTCCAGAGCGGCACGCGGCGGGTCACGCTGCTCGGCTGGAGCCGCGAGGGCCGGGTCGCACCGGAGATTACAAGAGACGGACCCTTCCCCATGCAGATCCTGGCGCTCGCGGTCGAGTATGCGGTGGGCGGGCGATGAAAGGGGCCGGTGATTTCGCGCTGCCGATCCTGGCCGGTGTAGGCGTCGGAGCGCTCACGGTCGGCACCGGCGGCACGGCTCTGGCCCCGCTTGCCGTTGCTAGCGGCATTGGCGTGGCGGGCACCGTCTACCAGGGCCAGATGCAATACCAGACTGCTCAGATCGAAGAGCAGCAGATGAAGATAAGGGGCGAGGAGGAGAAGCTGGCCGGCAAGGCGCGGGCCAACGACATCCGTCGCGAGCTGCTCGCCACCATCGGCGCCATGGACGCACAACTGGCCAGCCGCGGCATCGCGGGCGGGCTGGGCGGCACGCCATCGTTTCTGTCAGCTGAAGCAATGCGCCGGGGCAACGCTGATCTCAGCATGAACCGGCTCAACACGCTGAGCGGAATAGGTGCTGCACGGTTCGGTGCGCAGTCTGCTGCCATGGCTGGCCGCGCTGCCCTGGTCGGCACCGGCGCCAAGGTCGCGGGCAGTGCCTATGAGGGCTATGCTATGGGCAAGCTGCTGCGGCCAAGGGCGACGCCCTAATGGCCCGTCCGATCGATCTCGGCCAGCGGAGGGTCGCCCTAAGAGGTACGCCAGAATACAGCACCTTCGGCCAGCAGGCGGCGGCACGAGCAGCGGGCGATATCGCTGAGGTTGCCGAGCGGTTTCAGCGGCAGGAGTTCAAGAACCTGGCGGCTCGGCGCGAAGCCGAGGGGGAAGCGGCGGGCGCGACTTATGGACTGGAAACACAGCCGGCTGATCTGCAGCTACCGCCTGGTGACAGCATCGCCGATGAGGCATTCCGGCGCTCGGCGCTGGCCGCGGCCAAGATCAACGTTGGGCTTTCGGCGCGCGAGGACATCATCCGTTTCGAGGATGAGTTTGCCGGCGATCCGATAGGGTTCCAGACCGCTCTCAAGGAGCGCGGCAAGGCGTTCATCAAAGCCCTGCCGAAGGACCTTCAAGGCGAGGCGAGCGAGGTTTACGGCCAGCTCGGCGGCGCGGCCCAGGCCCGCGTTCAGAACAGGTGGCGAGAATTCCAGGCTGATGTAACCCGCGCTACCTTTGAGAGGGGCGTCGTAGCAATAAAGAACGAGGCTGCCGCCAAGGCGAGAGAGGGCGACTGGGAGGGAGCGGCGGCGGCCCTTGCCAAGGGTGCCGACATGTTCGAGGCCGCCTCGCCTGTGTTGGCCGGCGGCTCGGGCGTGTTTTCCCTAACCGAGATCGACGAGCAGGTCCGCAAGTTCGAGGGCGAGACTCGGCTTGAGTATCTGACCGGTGTTATCGAGCGGTCGCCTCATCCGACTGAGGCTCTTGAAGCCATCCGCAGCGGCAAGACGGGCGAACCTACGGTCGATGCCGCTCTGGCGTCGGCACCGCCCGAGGATCGCAATCGGCTGCTCAATGAACTCGGCAAACGTGTGCGGGCGCAGGAGCGGGAAGAGCGGGAGGAAGAGCGCTGGCATTGGGCGCAGGAGCGCGAGGCGGAAAGGGACGCCGACCGCGCACGCGAGGCCAATGGGGCGCTGCTGACCGCGGCGGCGCTAGATGGCCTAGTAACGGACAAGGAAATAGCCGAGGCGGTAACCGCCCGAAGGATTCATGCGCATGAAGGCCGCACTCTCTCCAATCTGTTGAAGAGAGAGGCCCGCGGCACTGATGATAAGCCTAGCCGAAAGACTGAGGATTTTCGCACATTTGCCGCTCTGTCGGACCTGCGGCGGGAAGACCCAGAAGCGGCGCGCAAGGAAGCGCTGAAGGCGCGTGAAGCAGGGTTGATCACAACATCGACGATGAAGTCTTTCTTTCGGAAGAAAATCGGCGACGATGAAGGCGACCCTGAATCCGTGAGGGAAGCAAAGGAATATCTCAACAAAACCCTTCGCTCAGGTGGCGGCCCCATCCTCGACGAGGATGAGGCCGAGCGAGTTGTTCGGGCAGAGATCCAGCTAGAGGAGAGACTTGCTGCCGATCCTAAGGCCGATCCCTACCGTGTTGCCAAAGAGGTGGCCGGCGTCGTCAAGGAGCAGCAGGCGGCAGCCCCCGCCCCAAAGCCGCGCTATCTGGTCGGCACGCCGCAGAAGCCCGATCCGGTGGCCTCACTTGAGGCTGTTGAGAAGGCCAAGGCGGCGGGAGAGATCACAGAGGAAGAAGCGCTAGTCGATTTGATGGCGCTAGAACGCCTCTTTGAGGCTGCGGGGATAGTCCCATGACTGATCGCATTCCCGTCCCCGTCTCCCGCCCAATCATGGTGAGCGAAACCGGCCCGTCCCTGGCGAGTGAGTACAGGCAAGCTCGGGTCACGCAGTCCTATAGCAACAAGCTCGACGCGCTGCGGAAAAAGTATGCCCCCAAGCCGCCGCCCGAGGCGGAAGGCGGGGTTGTAGCCACCACCAAGGCCGTCGCGGGCGACATAGCGGGAGGCGCGCAAGAGGCGTTGCCGTCCATTCTTCACGGTGTCGGCAAGGCCGCCGACGAGATGCTCGATACCCTGACTGGCGGTCTATCGGACAGGTTAGAGAACTGGGTCGAGGAAAAGACCGGACTGCCGGTTTCCGATGTCCACGCGGCAGAGCTGAAGCCCGAGACGGTGACGGGCAGCTTGGTGTCCGATGTGGCGCAGCTTGTGGCCGGCATTGCTCCGGTGGCCAAGGCGGCAAAGGGTGTCGAGTTGGCAGCCTCGCTGGGCAAGCCGCTGACGGCCATGGTTGTCGGTGCCTTCGGCGATGCCATCGCCTTTGATGAGCATACTGAGCGGCTCAGCAACCTGGCGCAGAAGATCCCTGGTCTCCCGGGTGAGTTGGCCGGATACCTTGCTGCCGAGCAGGACGACACGTTCGCCGAAGGAAAGATCAAGCAGCTTGTGGAAGGCGCCGGTCTGGGCATCGCCGCTGAAGGCGTGGTGTCGGCTGCCAAGTTTACCAAGAGGTGGATCAAGGCCCGAAAGGCGTTGCCGCAGGGGGAGACAGCGAAACCGGTAGCGGAGAAGGCGGCCGCCGATACCGGTATTGCCGCGGCGGATGATGCCCCCGTTTTCACGGTCAAGGGTGAGCCGCCGGTCCCGATCAGCAAGCCAGTTGTACCCCCGGTCAAGATCGAGGCGCCCATCCCGGCTAGCAAGCCGGCCTATACGCCAGAGGAGGAGCTAGCGGGCGAGGTTATCGGCCCCGCACAACAGGGCGGACCTTCCTACCCTCCGCTGCATACCTTCACCGACGAAGACGTTGACCGCCTTGTCGCCGAGAACCGTGATTTTGAACGTCAGGCAGGTGTTCGCATCTTCGGGTCGGAGCAGCGTTGGAAGGAAGCTGAGCGGCTATTCAAGCAGTGGGGATCGCCTGACGACAAGATCGCCAATGCAGCGCGTAACCGGCTAGATCGTGAGTTCCCGGAATGGGACGCCTTTGAGGATGCCGTCCAAGGCGGCCCTGCTCATACGCTGGAAGATGCCAGAACGCTTCGGGATGCGCTGTCGGATTCACTGGCTGCCCACGACAGTCCTGAAGATGCCGCACGGGTTGCATGGTGGGGCTTGCGGCGCATCGCGCCAGGTGAGGTGAAGCGCATCCTTGCTGGCGAGGATCTTGGCGTTGAGAAGGCTGCTGCCACCATCCGCATTCGCGAGTCCCTTCAGGCTCTATCTGAACAAGGAGTGCCGCGGGCTGATGTTGACAAGCTGATCGTAGAGGTGGCGTCGGAGACGTCGGGCGCCTCTCCTGGCGATGTGCTGGAGATCATCGGCGAGTTTATCCAAGGATCAACCCGACCGCGGGCACGGCCTGATGCTGGTCCGGTGCAAACGCCGCCAGCGGCACTGCCGGCTCCAGCCGCTCGACGCCCGGGCAGAACGGCTGCGGGTGAGCCGCTGCGGCTGGAGGAAATCCCCGCAAGAAATCCCCCAGCGAAAAACCCTGAACTTCGCACAAGTCAGGGGATTTCCGAGCCTCCGCCGCCCGGCCATGACGTCCCGATCGACGTACCGATCACCTACCACAAGGACGCTGAAGCGTTTGGCGTGGCAGCGCGCGGCATGCCAAAGGGCTCGACCGCCGTTACCAAATGGGGGCCGAACGGACCTGAGATCCATGTCGGACCGGACTTTGCCAAGGCCAAGCCGGAAGAGCAGAAGCTCATCATCGCCCATGAGCAGGGGCATGTGCTCTGGGAGCGGATGGAAAAGTCCGCCGGCTGGAACAGGCGGGATATCCCGCCCGAGCTGTTCCAGGAGATGGAGACCCTATCCCGCCAGGCGCGCAAGCACCTCTGGGCAGCCATGGACCAGCCCGGCAGCAAGGCGTCCAAGGAGCTTCTGAAGCGCGCCCCGTGGCTGGCCGACGAGGGGCTGCCGAAGTACCTGCGTGAGAGCCGGGAGCTGGCGGCCGATGCCTTCTCCGTCTATCGCACCGATCCTGAGACCGCCCGCAAAATTGCGCCGCGTGTGTCGGAGTTCTTCGACAACGCGATGGCTAAGTATGGCGGAAAGGCGGACGCCGTCCCCGGCTTGCCTGAGCCCGAGCAGGCCGTGCGCCATCTGTTCGAGCGCACGGAAGCCTCGGATGTGCGGGCCGAGCGCTTTGTTGCTGCTGAGGCCAATCCGCTGGTGCCTGGCGAGATCGCCATCGGCGGCAAGGTCGGCAACATCAACCTAGCCCGGCTGGGCACAAGCGATGATCTGGTCGACGCCGTGCGGCAGACGGCCAAGCTGCTGGACGATGAGACGGGCGATCTAACCACCAAGCGCCAGAGCTGGGCCACGGTGGATCAGCTTGCCGACGATCTTGTGACCAACCCAGCCGCCATCCAGAAGATGATCGCGGAGGGCACTTTCTCCGCCAAGGAGATCGAGGCCACGCGGCGGATGCTGCTTGCCAATGCGCAGACCATCAAGGCGATGTCGGCGAAGATCGTGGCCGGGCAGGCAACTGATGCGGACAAGCTGACTTACAAGCAGGTTTTCGCTTATCAGGAAGGCTTGCTGCGCCTGGCGTCAGGGCAGGCACGGGAGGCGGGCCGGGCGCTAAACATTCTGCGTAAGGCCCCGACACCGGGTGGGCTGGATGCCGACACCATCCGTGAGCTTCTGACTGAAGGTGTTCCGGTCGAGCGACTGGCCGCTACCGTGGCCGCCCTGGGCGAAGACGCTACCGCGGGGGCTGTCGGCAAGCTAGCCAAGGCTGGCAGCTGGCGCGCCATCGGCGATGCCCTTTTCGAGTCATGGATGGGCTCCAAGTTCCTCCAGCCTTGGACCCACATCCGCAACACGGTCGGCAATAGCCTTGCCCTTGTCTGGCAGGTCCCTGAGCGCTGGGCTGCGGCGCAGATCGGCAGCATTACCGGTAACCGAGGTGTGGTGCAGGGCGAGGCCGGCGAAATGGCCTATGCTGCGGTCTCCAGCATGCGAGAGGCGTTCTCTGCTTTCGGCACCGCCTTCCGCACCGGCCTGCCGGCTGAGATCAAGGGCGCAGCCAACAATGCGGTCAAGGGTGAGATCGAGGCGTCCGGTACTCAGTTTCGGCGCAAGCTGACGGCGGCACAGCTTGGGGTCGACGAGAACTCGTGGCTTGGCAAGGGCATCGATCTTTACAGCGAATACATCAACAGCCTGGGATTTCGCACGTTGGTTGCCTCGGATGAGATGTCCAAGCTGCTGGCACGGCGGATGCAGATCCACGCCGTGGCGCTGCGGACAGCCAAGAAGGCGGGGCTGAAGGGCGACGCCCTGACGGATGAGGTGACGCGGCTGGTCACGGAGCCCGAAGACTGGCTGATGAAGGAGGCTGTCGACTTCTCGGAATACGTTACCTTCCAGGACAAGATGGGCGAAGCATCGCGCGGCATGATGCTGGTGCGAAATAGCACGCCTTTTGGCCGGTACATCATCCCCTTCATCCGCACGCCGGCCAACATCCTCAAGTTCGGCATTGCCAGGACACCCATCGCTGGGATCACCCCGACTTTCTGGCGTGACGTGATGAAGCCGGGCGCGCAGCGGGATCTAGCGCTGGCCAAGATGGGCCTCGGGACGCTGGTCAGCGCCACCATGGCCACGTTGATGATCGAGGACAAGCTGACCGGCTCACCGCCGAACGATCGCGGCATGCGGGCAACCTGGGACCGGCAAGGCAAGCTGCCCTATGCTGTCAGGATCGGCGACCGCTGGTACCAGTACAACCAGCTTGAGCCGATGGGTCTTGCTCTGGGACTGGCCGCTGACGTGGCTCAGCTTATGGACCGGTCTGACCAGATGCGTGGGCTGGCCTCCGATCCTGATAGGCTGCATGCCGCCTACCAGAAGCTCATCGACAAGGGGTACAAGCCAGAGGATGCAACTCGTTTTCTAGAGCGGGCCGAGGAGCAGGGTGCTAAGGGCTTCGACCAGATCCCTGGCATGATCGTGACCCTGCTGCAGTACAACTTGCTAGAGAAAAGCTACCTTTCTTCGATGAGCGATCTGTTCGAGGTCGTCAACGCTCCATCTGCCGAGCAAAAGGGCGCTGCCGCCAATCAATTCATATCGCGCCTCGCGGCCAGCTTCATTCCCGGGGACAGCACGCTGCGATGGGTGGAGCGCATCGTCGATCCGGAGCTGCGCGAGGCCCGCGGCATTGTCGATGCCGCCATGGCAATGACGCCGGGGCTGTCCGATGATCTGCCGCCGATGGTAAACCTGTGGGGCGATCCGCGGATCAGTGCCGTGGCCTATCTCCCGTTTGGCACCAAGCCTGCCGTAGACAGCCCCATTGACCAGGAGTTCGAGCGCATCGGCTACTCGCCGAACATGCCGCAAAAAATCATCCGCGGGGCCAAGCTGACGCCGAGCGAGTATGTCGAGTATGTGGCGCTGGCCGGCAACGAGTTGAAAATCAAGGGACTTGGCCTGAAGGATACCCTGGACGCCATCGTTACCGGCCGGCACCCGAAGAGCCGGGCTTACCGCAACGGCTCAGACGGGCCGGACGGCGGAAAGGTGACGTTGCTGCAAAAAGAGATCCGTGCATTCCGCAAGGCGGCCGGCAATGAGATGGAGCGCCGGCACGCCGATCTGCGCGCCCTGGTCGACGCGACGTCCGATATGAAGGCCGACGCCAGGAAGAGCGTGACCGGCCCCCGGTAGCATCTCCCTCTCCTAGCCACTGACGGCGCGCGCCTGCGCGGGGCACTTCTCCCCGCATGGCGATCACGCTAGTCAATCCGAACATCCCGCGCGCGCAGTGGACCGGTGACGGCGTCACGACCCGGTTTACGACCGGGTGGCCGGCGCGCGCCGCGCACCACATCGCCACGAGCTTTCTTGCCCCGGATGCTGCCGCTCCGGTCAGCCCCGACATCGGCTATTCGGTCGAGGGGCTGGATACCGGCACCGTCCTGACGCTCGTCTTCAATGATCCGCCGCCGACCGGCACCGTCATCACGGCGGTCCGCGAGTTGCCGATCGAACGACAGGAAGATTACGACCAGGAAAAAGCCTTCCGTGCCGCGGCGGTAAATTCAGAGTTTGCTGACGGCATCATGATCGACCAGCAGCTTGACATGAGGCTGCGTCGGACGATCCAGCTAGACGACAGCGACCCGACGACCGGAACGCTCTATCTGCCCAGTCTGGCGGCTCGAAAGAGCAAGCTTTTCGGTTTTGATGCCGATGGCTTGCCCGTGCCCGTGACCAGCGACGGCACGACAGAGGCCGAGTTCGACGTCGACTTCTATGCCGGGCTCGACGCCGCTACCGGCGGTATGCGGCTGCTGTTCGATACCGACGACGGGCTGCGCAAGGGCACGGTTGACACGCTCGCCAGCTACATCAGGAGCTCGGTTTCCGGCCTGCCGATCATCACCCGCGAGGAATGCGGGATGGCCGGCGACTGGGACGGCACGACCGGCACCGATGACAGCGCCAAGTTGCAGCAGTGCATCAACACGGCGGCGGCTAATGGCGGCGCGACCTTCATGCTACGCGCTCGCGCTGGCCGCATGTTCTATTTCGCTGGCAGGCCGGTCGGAAAGAGCAACGTCAACCTGATCTTTGTCAGCGAGATCGCGGCGGGCGAACGCGGTGGTGTTGGCATCCGCGGCACGCTAGCCTCGGTGGTTGGCGTCGCCGACGCTCGTCTTAGCGCGGACATTGAGGCTGGCGTCACCGAGCTGCCGCTCGACACAGCACTCCTCGGCGGCGGCGTGGTATCGAGCTTCTATGCCATCGGCGATCGGCTGCTGTTGACCGGCCAGCTTGATAGCGCCGGCACGCCGCTTGAGGAGCAGGAGGTCCGGGTCACCGCGGTCGATGCCGACAGCGTGACCATCGCCACACCCACCCTCTACGCATTCAAGTCCACCTACGCGCACGGGGTCTACTGGGACGGCTGGGGGCTGGAGAACCAGACGGTTGTTCGCAAGCTCCGAACCGCCGCGCTTGATAGCGACGCTGCTGAGGGCACCAACACGGTGCTCTGTGACACCGATCAGATCGGCCGACTGGCTGTCGGCGACTGGGTGATCCTTGAGGACGACAAGCTGCAGAGCGACGTGGTGGCTGGCGCCAGCGACAGCCTGATCCACCGCGAGATCGCGCAGGTTCGCGCTATCGGCGAGGGTTCGCCCGGCGAGGTGCGGCTGAGTCGCCGCTGCTCGCGCACCTATGAGATTGCCTATCAGGCACGCCTTACCGTCATGGACCCCGCGCGCGGGGCCAGCATCCAGGGTGCGGTCGTCAACTTCACGGCTGCCGCGCACGCTTCTGCACCCTCCGCGGTTCGCATGGAGCTGGCGGTGCAGAGCACCGTTGGCGGCTGCCGGGTTCCTAACGCCGATGTGTACGGGTCCAAGGGCAACCTGTTCCGCGCGCACCTGTGCTGGGGCTGCGAGTTCGTAGAGTGCTCTGCCGAGAACCCGAAATATCTGGGGCCGGGCGAGGGTTACGGCTACTACATCACGCACAGCACCAACACCCACACCCGCGCCTGCCGGGCGACCGGCTGCCGGCATAGCTACATCTGGCTCTGCGCCACCGACTGCGACGCCTACGATCCGAGATCCGAGGATGCGCGGCTGCACGATTTCGACTGGCACGGGGCCGACGAGGTCGGGTGCGTCGCCTACCGGGTGGAGGGCACGGGCAGCAGCGTAACGGCGAGCGCCACGCTGTCCTGCATCGGGCTCGGCAACAGCGCGGGACTGTGCATGCCCCGTCGCTGCGGCGTGGTCGGCGGCACCTTCCAGGACTACAACAGCGACCTCAGCACCTGCATCTTCATCGAACCCGGTGCTATCGACTGCTTCGTTCGCGGCGTAACATTCCGCAACATATACCGCTGGCTCGGCCTGTTCGACATCCCGGATCACGGAGACATGATCGCCAGCGGCAACGCGGTCGAGGACTGCGTTGTCGAGGGGTGCGCCGAGTGGCTGGCGTACATGGACGGCGGATTTTACGGCTCCATTAGCCGCACGCACGCCGGCATGCGAGTAGTCGGCAACCGCTTCCGCGGTATCTCCAAGATCTTCAACACCAATCAGCTCGCTGACTTGGTGATTACCGGCAATACCTTTGACGAGATCACGGAAGATGTCACCTACACCTACTGGCTCTATGCGCTGGACATAACCGGCCTGGTGGTCACGGACAATCAGGTTACGGCTTCCAGCCGCGGAATCAGAACACAGACCTGCCCGGCGGCCAGGATCGCCGACAACACCTTCATCAGCCAGGTCAACGCGACGGTGCTCAACGAGGTGGGTGTGAGCACCGATCTCGTCTGGCTCGATAACCGCGTGATCGACTTGGACAACGCTGTCGTCAGCCGGGCTGCCGGCTCGGTGATCACCGAACACCCGCGGCTGGTCGGCCCGCAGACGATCGCCGATGACGACGTGTTCGTGACCAAGCCGCTGCGGCGCACGGGCCTCTGCACGGTGCTGCTCGATGACGGCCAGCCGTTCGTGCAGTTCGCCTACCGCACCGGCAGCGGGGCCACCGCACCTGGTGTGCTCTGGTCCGACAGCGGCACGACCTTCGTCGGCGCCACGGGCGCGCTGGCGGCGGCCGGCGGCACCGACAACGCCTTCAACATCAACGCCCACACTGATGGGTATTTATACTTCAGCAACCGCACCGGCGGTTCACTGGCCATAGAGGCCGTTTGGAGCTGACGATGGCAGGTTGGACTAACGACTATGAGAATAAGGTCATAAACCACTTCTTCCGCAACACTGTCCAGGCCCCCGACGCGGCGCTCTATGCCGAGCTTTCGGGCACGGCACCGGCCGATGACGGCACCGGCGGCGCAGAGTTCTCCGCAGTCGACTATGTTCGGCAGAGCGTGACCTTTGCCGCGGCTTCCAACGGGGTGGTGCTGAGTTCTAACGCGCAGAACTATGGCACCGCCGCCTCGGCATGGGGTACGGCCAACTACATGGCTCTGCGGACGGCCAGCTCGGGTGGCAGCCGCATCATGTTCGGCTCGCTCGTCACGCCGATAGTGGTCGGCTCCGGCACGCCGGTCAGCTTCGCGGTCGGCAAGATTACCGTGCGGGCACCGCCCAACCTGACGACGGCCTACCGCAACAAGGTGCTTGAGCACTTCCTTCGGAACAATTCCCAGACCCCAGACGCCAACCTCTTTCTTGGTCTCTATGTGGCGGTTCCTAATGCCGATGGGACCGGCGGCACTGAGGTCGCAGCACCCTGGTACAGCCGGCAGGCCATCACCTTCAGCGCGCCTTCGGGCGGCGTGGCGAGCAACTCAGCGCTGATCACTTTCGTGACGAACGCCGCGCAGGCCGGCGGCCGGATCACCTATGCGACGATCCACAACGCGGCCACGGCCGGCTCGATGGTCTGGTACTACCCATTCAACCTGGTGCTCGATGCTGTCGTGGGCTCCACCGTTGCCTTCGCTGCGGGGCAGATCAGCCTGGCAGTCGACTGATGTCACGGCTGCGCCTGGGTGCTGGTGGCGCAGGAAGCGTCGCGCGCCGTGGCCCCGGTGCTTACAGCCGGCTGGAGTTCGTTCTTGAGGCCGAGGGGTCGGCGACCCCGGACACAGCCGAGGCCATCTTCGAGAGTGAAGGCACAGGCAGCTCCCTCTTCCCGCTACTCTTCAGCGGGGCCAGCGCTGCGATCCTTAGCGCGGAAGCTCGCCTGGGCGTGGATGCGCGCTTCGCCTTCACGCTTGAGGCAGAAGCATCTGATGTCGTCACGCCTACCTACGCCAACGGCTACACCTACCGCCGCCGCCTCGCGCTGGCACCGCAGACCGACCTTCCGGCCGAGACGCTCACCGACTTCCCGGTCTTCATCAAGGCGTCTCAGCTGCAGTTCCTGCGCACGGTCGCCAGCGGCGGCAAGGTTCAGCACGCCAGCGGCTATGACGTTCGATTTGAGATCGGCGGCGATGGGCCGGATGGCACGGGCGGCACCAAACTCGACCACTGGTTTCCCGCCTATGTGGCGGCCACGGTGGGTGTGGGGGTGTTCGTCCGCATCCCTTCCTGGCCCAGCGCGCAGCGGCTGTCCTTGTGGTGCTATTACGGCAAGGCCGGGCTGGTGGCCACCGAGGAGAACGCAGCCGGCACTTGGCGCGGCGCACTCGCGGTGCGGACCTGGCCAACCGGCGCGGACCTTACCGGCCGCGGGCGCAGCCTGACGCCTAGCGGCGTAGGCGCTACGACAACGCTCTTGGCGCTACCGGCATCGTCCTTCGGCAGCAGCAGCTTCGCCCGTCGCACGGCTCCTACAGAGCTAACCGGCCTTTCAGCGTTCACCAACCTTCTCCTGTTCCAGCCGGCCGGCGTTCTGACCAGCGGCAGCCTGCATAGGGTGGGCGACATCGCCGGACCCGGAAAGTACCAGCTTGGGCCGGACTATCGCGTCAGCGCAACCCGCCAGAACGGCCCCAATGGGCTATTGAGCCAGGAGTCGGCGGGAGTTGTTCTGACCGCTGGCGCCACCACCTCGGCGACGAGCGATACCTCGCTACTCTGGTTCAAGGTGCCGCCGGGTCCGAGTTGGACGTTCAAGGTCTATTATGCCTGGCTTGATGGGTTCACGACCACCACAGGCAGCGGGTGCTTCACCCGCTTCATCTTCGGGTATGTCGGCAAGGGTGCGGGCGGTATCGAGCGCGACCCGAACGCATGGTCGGCGGCTGACTATGGCGACCTCAGCGACGCCAAGATGTCGACAAACGCTCTTCAGGGCATGCGGGCGAGCTTCAACACCATCAACAGCGTTTCGCCGGGCAACAGCCACGAGCTGCGGCTGCGGAAATACAATGGCGATGGCACAATAGAAGCAGCTTACACACCGACCACCTCGGCCTCCTTCGACTTCACCGGCCGTGTGGGCACGGAGTTTCTGATCACCTTTTCCCTGTCGGGAAACACCTTCACCGCGACCAAGGCAGCAGCCGGTATCGCGACGGAGGTGGTCAGCTTCACCGAGACGGACATCGGCGATCTAGCGCTGGCCGAGGCGGTCGGCGGCGAGATCGTCACCAAGGTGCCGACCGCCAACCGTTCGCAGTATCTCAACATCTACCCCACGCCGATCAACACGCGGTCCGCTACCTCCGCAACGCTCGCGTCGGTTCTGTCCAGCGCCGTGGCCGGCGACCGTATCGAATGCTCATCCAGTGCCGGGGCCTACAGCGGCACCTACACCAGCACGGTCGATGGCACGGCCGCCCGCCCCATTGTCATCGTCGCCCTCTCTGGCGCCACCCTTACCGGGGACATCAACCTCAACGGCGACTGGACAGCCGTCGACGGCTTCACCGTCACCGGGGCCACCAGCAAGATCCAGATCAACGGCGATCACTGCCGGGTGACGCGCAACGCTTTCAGCGGGCAGGACTATGCTGAGACCCAGACGGTTATCGGCATCGCCGCGAACTGGGCGCATGTTGATCGTAACAGCGATGATCTGAACGAGCGCAACTTCATCACGGGCAACCCGCCTGAATGCAAAAATCCCTGGGTGCGCCGCAATAAATGCACCCGCGGCGGGGCCGCTAGCGCGCCTAGTGAGGCTCATAACGAGAAGTTCCGCTTTGGTCAGGGGCAAGCCGACCACCCGCTGATCATGGCGGCGATCGTCGAATACAACTACTTCTCCGACTTCAAGCCGAACCAGGACCCAGAGATTATCTCGTGCAAGTCCAGCGGCAACATCTTCCACGGAAACACGCTGACCAGCACGGGGCTTAGCGGCTACACGGACCCGCCTCGGTTCCAGCAGCGCGGTGGCGAGAACAACCTGTGGTCAGCCAACTGGATGGATGCCACCAACGCCAGCCTGCGGATTTGCGGTCGCGGTCATGTGGTCGCCTACAACCGCGTCGCGGGCGATGGGCTGATGATCTCCGCCGGTACGGTCGAGGTTCCCGCGGGCGGGACGATCGAGGCTGGCAACATGGCGCGCGCCATCGACGTGACGCTGGCCGGCAATGTGGTGAGCCAGCTCTGGCTCGGCGAGGATACCTTCAGCGGCAGCAACCTCGGCCCGCTGCGCACCAAGATCTCCGCCAACCAGCCAAACCGCAAGATCAGCGGCAGCACGGTTATTGACGGCCTAAGCGACTGCACGATCGAAGTCGCGCCGGTCAACACGGACTTTTTGGCCACCACAAGCGCCACCGTCGAGACGCCCGTCAAGCTGAGCCCTGTGACAGATGTTGGTCCCTCCTATCCAGAGGATGGGCCGTCGGTCGGCGGCGGCGGCGATTACTGGCTAGGCCTCTCGGTTGAGAATGGCCGCCGAGCCCGGTTCCGTGCGGTGGAACTTACCTGATGGCTGACATCGATCTCTCTCTCGCGGCCGACGGTTCGCTTACCGTTGGCTTCACCACGGCAGCGGGGGCCTCGACCGGCACCAGTGCCGCGGGCGTCTTGTCGGCTGGCGTGCCCGTGGTTCTGGCGACCGGCTTTGGCGGCGGCTTGCCGCTTGCCTTCAAGGATGAGGAGGCGATTCCTCTTACCGGCGGCGTGGTCCGTTCCGGCAGCCTGGTGGTCGATAGCGGTGACAATGAAAGCCTGGGAGCTGGCACCGGCGGTGCCACCGTGGCCGCGGCCGGCGTCTATGGCCAGCAGGAGATATGGCCGCGCGCGCCGACCCGCACCTGGGTCGCCTGCCGCTCACGCTTTTTGCGCGACAGCGTCGACATGGTGGGTGTGGGCGAGGAGGAAGCCTACGGCGACACCGCCAAGTCGGCCGTGGCCGTCCCGATCCGGGCGTCGGTGACGGGCCAGACCGACATCGATGTTCTGACCAAGGTTCTCGATCCCGACACGCCGGCCACCGCGGTGCTGCGCACGGTAGGGCCGGGCGAGCATGGCAGCTACAGCGTCGTCACCCAGAGGGCGCGGGTGATTCCCGAGTCTGGCTATGAAGGGCCGGCCCGATCTCCCTACACGATCCGCAAAGGAGTCAAGGACAGCAGCTCGCGGCTGATCCTGGCGATGAAGCCGGTTGAACCCCCTCCTCCTCCCCCTCCGCCTACTGGCGAGATGTTCCGCAACCCGCGGATGACGAAGAGCGACGGCACGCCGAAGCAGATCATCGACATAGGCGGGGCGGGCGACTGGACGTCAGCCGTGCGCGAGTTCAAGGCTGGGCGATACACAAGCGCCAATCAGGTGATCAAGCTCGGTGGCACACGACTCACCGGGGGTGTGCTGATCGACTTCGGCGGAACGGAGCAGCACCCGCTGGTGATCTACGACGATGCACCGATTGACAGGGCAGACTTTACCAACCGCGGCGGGTGGCACGGCGAGGGCACGATCGCGGCCCAGTGGGTTTGGCTATGGCAGCTGCGGCTGTCCAGCACGCCTAAGAACCTGACGCAGCTGCGGGCCAGCGACTGGCCGGACACGGTGTGTCATCTCAAGCGCGATAACGCCTTCGTCACCGCGTGCGAGATCGACTCGCAGCAAGGCGTTCATACCTCCGCAGGAGCAGACTGCGCGAATTTCGTCCGCCTTGGCTTCAACAAATGCACAGGCAATTCAGTGTGGACCGGCACGGGGGGCAATAGTGCCCTTGGACACCAGTTCATGTTCTATCAGGAGTTCAGCAGGTTTAACGTTAAACAGCCCGATAACTGGCATGTCTACCGCAACTGGTTCACCCACACGCTTGCTAACCCTGGACCGCAGGATGGGGATCACTATGCTGCTCACCCAGGCCCCCCGACGGGGGACCTTGGCGCAACATACAACTACAAGACGCATCAGTGGCTGTCGCCGGTCAACCAGGATCTGAATCAGTTTGGCAGCATCTGTGAGTACAACTGGTTTGAGAAGGGGCGGCAAGGCAAGCTATATATGAAGCACCCGCCGAAAATCATTCGCTTCAATCACTTCAAGGAGGGGTCGCAACCGTTCCTGCGAGGCGGCTATCCTCATCACGTGCAGGTGATCGGCAATCGTTGGGATGGCGCGCAAGGTAGTTTCATAAACGTTGAAGGCTCAGAACTTCTCTTTCTTGGCAATGTCTCATCAAAGCCATTCAATCTAGCGGTAACTTCTAAAAATAGCGGCAACCCACCTAAGCCAAGACGCGGCGCGGATGGGACCAGGCTGATCGGGAATAACGCCACATTCATCTTGGGGAATGTCGTTCAGCCTGAATATTCAAACACCTTCGACCTCCGAGATATTTCCTTTGAGGCGCACACTGGCAGCATTCTAAGCGCTGGCTCTATTGATAATCCAGGCGGCCCAGCAATTAACTTCACGTCCGCCGGAGTAGGCACGGGTAGCAACCCCAATCTCGTGACCAACACCGTCACGAAGCGGCCGAGCGCCTCCATGGTCGTGCCGGATGCGCCTATCTTAAACAGCACGAACACCGGGCCGCGAGCGCTCGGCAGGACATGGGGAACCTAACTCGCAGGGCCGAAGGCTATCGTGTAGGGCAAGGGCGCGCCATACTCCCAATCGTAGGTCGTTTCCCTTATCCGAGCGAAGTAGGTGCCGCTTGCAGTTGGCTTGAAGGTGACGGTGCATGTATGCCCGCCATCCAGGCACTTGGCCAGCACGGTTCCGGCGCTGTTGCGGATCTCAGCACCAGGATACCATTCGGACTTCACGGTCAGCGTATAGGCTCGGCCGGCGACCAGCGAGGCCAGCTTGATGCTGTCGGTATCTCCGTTGAAGGTATGGGCGTGGTGAGCCGGGACGTCGCCAACAGGCGGCACGCACTTGGTCATGGCATCCCAACGACAGTCGGGGTTGAAGATCACGGCATAGGGCAGAGGGAACCGGCCGCTGAAAACCTCGGTGCCCCACGACTTGATCCTAACACGATGGATGCCGCTGACGGCAGCCCGGTACTCGAACCCTCTCCAAGAAATGCCGGCCGTCTCCTTGCGCTTGCGGACAGATCCGCTGGGATCGACCAGCTCAAGCACAACGCCATCCTCGCCATAAAATCCTAAGGCGTAGTCCTTCCCTTTCAGCAGGTCGATCATCCAGACATCGCGGTCGGTCGGGCCGACCAGCTCTGCCTCTCCCCGTCCCCAAAGCGGGATGGACCGGGGTGCCTCCTGCGCGAACGCTGGGGCAGCCACTGTCAACGCGGCAAGGATCGTGATTGTCTTACTCATGGCATCCTCCTCTCGGGTTCAGAGTGCTGGGGCCGAGCGGAGATCCAATCATGGAATGTAGCACGCTGGGTCCCAATCACAAGGTTCATCTTCGTTCTCGCCGCTCATCGATAAGGCGTCGGATGAGATCCGACACGCTGATGTCCAGGCGGTTAGCCTCAGCGCGCAGCCATTCATACTGCGCCCTGGTGAAGGTTACGGTCTGTCGTGTGGTGTTCATGCTCACCAACGTAGGTGACAATCGTCACCACATCAAGGGGTATCTCACGTGTCTGTGACCTGGGCCGGTGATTTTCTCGACCTGGCGGCTGCGCTGAACACGGCGCTGCTCCCCGGAGCTAACGTCACTCTGACGTATGACGGCGGGGCAGGGACCATCACCATCGCCAGCTCGGGCGGTGGCGGCGGCGGCACGCTGGCCGATGGCGATTATGGTGACATCACCGCCTCCGCGACCGGCACCGTCCTGACGATCGACGCCAATGCGGTGACGCTGGCCAAGCTAGCGGACATCGCCACCTCATCGATCCTGGGGCGGGTCACGGCGGCGACCGGCGACCCTGAGGTACTGACCGCGACGCAGGTCCGCACGCTCATCAACGTGGCCAATGGTGCGACGGCCAACAGTGCTGACGCCACGCTGCTGGCACGGGGCAACCATACAGGCACGCAGACGGCTGCCACGATCGGTGACTTTACGACAGCGGTGCAGGCCGTCCCGCTCACCCATGGCATCAGCGGCTACATCGAGAGCCCGACGAACAAAACCTATCCCATCGTCGCCAAGGCGGCGCGCGCCTTCACGATCGTGAGCTTCTCGCGCAAGACGTCGACCGGAAGCATCACCTGCTCCATTCAGATCAACGGCGTGGCCGTGACCAGCCTGGTTGCCGTCTCTGCCACCACCACGCTAACGGAGGGCACAGCCGGGGGCCTGTCAGCCGTCGCCGCGGGCAACCGGGTGACGCTGGTCACGAGCGCCAACGCCAGCGCCGCCGACCTTGAGTGGACGTTGAAGATCACCATCCCATGAACTGGCAGTTCATTCCCGGCGGCGTTCCTGTGCTCGGCTCCTGGCAGGAGTTCGAGGAGGGGACGAACTTCGTCACCTTCACCTGGCCCAGCCTGTGGCGGCCGGCAACGGGCAAGATCGTCATCGGCTTCGTGGCCCGCGCTACCGTCGTCCAACCTGTGGACGATCCTCTACCGGTTACCCTGGGTGGGGTGGCCGTTACGCAGCGACGTTTGGCGCAGACGGCCGTCGATGGCGACCCCACCCGTGCTCTGGCCTATCTCGGCACCGCGTCAGGTCTCTCGACGGCCAGCGCGCTGACGCTCGTGGTGGATTTCGGCAGGCAGTGGGGCAACGTGGCTGGGTTCATCGGCGATTTAATTGGATGGAGCGGCAGCGTCGGGGCCACCGCGGGCGCGGTTTACAGCAGCTTCAACACCACGACCGGACCGACAGCGTCTGGCGTGCTGCAGCAGTCGGGCAAGCTCTTGATCGGCCTCGGCGGCCAGTCAAGCGGCACGGGCGATCCCTACAGCGCGTCGGGTTGGACCAAGCTCACCGACGTGCAGTCGGAACCGGGCTCGGCCGGCATCGACAGCTCATGCGGGGTGTGGACCCGGACGGGCGGCACCGCCGGCGACACCGTCAATCTGATCCCCACCAGCGGCACGGCCTACACCGACTGGGCCTCGGCCTGGATGGAACTCTACTAGCCACTGCCAGCGCGGGGCTGGCATGGTTCTTAAGGGCCGGTCTTCTTTCGGGATGCGGGTATGGCCGATCAAGATTTTGCCGGGTCTGCTGACCGGCTCTATGTCAAAGAGGCGACGATCGCCAACGGCGGGCATACCTCCGCGGCGGTGAACGTCGCCGGCTTCCGCATCGCCGGAATTCGCATGCCGTCGGCCTGGACCGCTGCCGACATTGCATTCTCCGAGAGCCCGGACGGCACAGAAACGTACCTGTCCGTATTCGACGATTCTGGCGCTCAGGTGCTGGTGACGGTGGCTGCAAGCAGCTCCGTGCGGCTCGACGAGGGGCTGCTGGCACCCTACCGCTCCATCAAGGTTCGCTCGGTTACGGCCGGCACCGGCGTCTCGACCGTGGCGCAGGGCGCTGAGCGGGTGATCGATCTCTACTGCGTGCCGACGGGAACGCGCTGATGGTGGCCTATCCTTTCAGCTCAGCCCGGATGCGGGCGCGCGGCCTTACCAGCATTCCGTCTGGCGACGCGGGGACAATCGTTGCCGCGGGCGTGGCCGTCGCGACGGGTGCCGATGCGCTGCGCAACGCCAGCTCGCAGTGGCTGGGCGGAATCACCAGTGAATCAAGCCGCACGCTGGCGGAGCATCTGCTCGACCGGGGCACCTCAGTCAAAACCCTGGGTGCTAAGGGCGATGTCGTCCAGGTCACGAACAGCACCGGCATCACCTCGGGTGACGCCACGTTGACGGTCGGCGGAGCTGTCTTCGTGACTGCCGATGTCGGCAAAACCATCATCGTTCCAGGTGCGGGCGCAGCCGGGGCTGACCTGGTCACTACTATTCTCAGCAGGACGAGCAATACGGTGGTGGAGCTTGCCACCAACGCCAGCACCACGCTCTCCTTCCCGGTCAAGACGGTCACCTACGGCACCGACGACACGACCGCGATTAACGCCGCGCTGACGCGAGGGGGCCAGATCTACATCCCGGCCGGGCTCTACATTTACAAGGGCGGCGGTGTCATTGATAAGCCCGCGCTTATCGAGGGGCACGGCAGCCTATCCGCTCTGGTGATCCCTGGCGATGTCGGCGCATCGACCGACCTTTTCACCCTCACCCCATCCGCCACTACCGTCGATCGGACCAAGCGCGGTTGGCAGATCAAGAATTTCTGCATCATCACGGTCGGCACCGCCACGCCCGCCCGCCATGCGTTCCATGTCGACATCACGACCAGCGGTCGCTACCTGCCGCAGTTCCTGATGAGCGGGATCATCTGCCACCGCCTGGGTGGCAATGCCTTCCGGCTGACCAACCCGACCAATGTCGACGGCCTGTTCTGCGGCGATATCGAGTGCAGCTGGCTGCAGGGCGGCATCTATCTGGATCGAATCGGAGACTCGTTCCGCATCTGGCGCAACACGCTGAGCGGAACCGGCATCGGCATTGAAATGTCGATGGTGACAGAAGCCGGTGCGGCGCAGATCGGTATCGAGAAGAACAACATCACCACGACCGGCGGGGCCATGATCCTGCACCGGGCGGCGCAGGTCAAAATCCGCGACAATCAGATTGAGCAGGGAACCTATGTCGGCAGCGAGGAGGCATGCATTGTCCTGAAGGGGGACATTACTCAGCTTACTTCTATCGAGATAGACGGGAACAACATCAAGAACGGCGCGAATTTGCTGTACGGTATCGACATTGTGAACGCGGCCTACACCAAGATCGCGCGCAACGTCATCAACGCCGACGCAGCCACGAAACACATCCGAATTGGGGCGTCGACTACTGAAACCCGCATTCACGACGACAACGATTTTCGCAGCGCCTCGGCCGCTACCGCAGCACGGGTGGACGTGGACGCGGCAGCGGCGGGTGTGTGTGGCGTGCCTACCGTTGTCTCCTCGGCAGTGTTCCTGACCAGCGGCGCCTGGGTTGCGTATGATTCGGTAAACAACCCAGTACGTTACGTTAAAAACACCGATGGAACGGTCAAGCTGGAGGGGGCAGTCAAGTCTGGTTCGACGGGCGGCACCAACACGATTTTCATTCTGCCGGCCGGGTTCCGCCCGCCTTTTGCGCAGTACTTCAGCGCCGTCAACAGCAACTCCGGCTGGAAAAACGAGGGGGTGGTCACGATCACGTCAACCGGCGCGGTGCAATGGATGGCCGGGGGCAACGTCTTCATCGGCCTCGACAACATCAGCTTCAAGGCAGCGCTGTAGACTAGCAGGAAACCACCGCCAGGATCAGAGCCACGCCTGTCGCGCAGCTGAGGAGCTTCCAGGCAAATCTCTCCTCGTGGGCTCGGCAGAGCGCATCGAGCGCGTCGTGGTATTGCCCCTGCAGGAACTCAACGTGCTCGAGCGCCGAGTTGCAGGCGTGGACTTTGGCGTCGAGCTGCTCTTCCAGATCTTCCATCTGCGCCATCATGCTGCGCGCAGGCCGAAAGGCGGATTCGGTCATGACAAGAACCAGTACGCTAGGGTCCAGACGAGTAGGGTTGGCAGGTAGAGGCCGCGGGCGGTGGCAGTCACCAGCCGAACCCCCAAAGTAAGCAGACAACGGCCAGGATATCTGCCGTCACGAGATACTCGTCAAAATCCATAGTATTGCTCCCCAAAGGATGGAGGAAAGTGTCAGGCCCAGCACGAGACCCTCGCAGAAACGGTTGGTCTCGTCGGGCTCATAGGGTGGCGGCAGCGGTATGGTCGGACCGTCATACTCTCTGACCATCGTGTTAAAGCTCTTTCCGCTCATGGCTTGTCTCCTAGGAGGGCGAGAAGCGTTTCTCTGAGGGTGTAGTAAGCGTGCTCGTCTAATATCTTCTCTATTAGCTTCATCAGCTCCCGCGGCACCGCCACGGTGTCGTCGGTCTCGGCGAGAGCGGCGGTGGCAATCCTTTCGACGCGGGTTAGCGTCCAGCCAGCATTGGCGGCGGGGAAGCCGGCCAGCTGCTTGATCTCACGCAGCGCTTCGTGCGGGGTCATCCGCCTTCTCCTCACTCGCCCACAGCAGCTCATCCAGCGCGCGGCGGCTGGCGAGGGCCAGTTGGTAGTCGTGCCTATGGACGCCATAGGCTGCGGTTAGGCCATGGTGATCGGCGAAGCGCATTGCCTCGCGCAGGCGGTCGATTTCTTTGCACCAGAGGCAGCGGGATGCTTCTAGGGCAGCGCTCTGGGCCTCAGTCATGGCCGCGCGCCTTGGCGATGGCGTCGAGAACCCGCCGCTCAGCCTCGTAAGCGTTCTTGTCGGGATGGCACTCAAGCCAGGGACGCGCAGCCTTCAGCGCATCCAGCATCACTGGGCTGGCCGCGATCAAGCGGGCGCTGCGTGACGTTACAGCCTTGGCAGCCGTGAATTCTCCGCTGCGGACAGCATAAGGGAAGTCGTCGTCGTCAATCTCGACAACCTGCCACTGAACGGGCGCGCTCATGGCGCGAACACCGAGGTGGCAGGGCCAAGCCAGCTCAGCAGCTGCCACGTCAGGACGGCGACTGAGAGCAGGAACCAGGCATTGATTAGGGCGGTGGTCATGCCGCCCTCCCGATGTGCAGGGAATAGTCTTTCCACATGGTCGGCTCGCGAGTGGCATCCTCAAGATGCTCCACGGCCTCATCGAAGGCGCGGCCTGCGCGCTCCCAAGAGCCCTGCTCCTCCCAACTGTCGAAGTAGGAGGCATCGCAAGCGCTAGCCTGATGCTCGCAAACGCCCGCGAGCGCCCGGACCAGGGCCAGCATGTCGTCGGCCGGCAGCCGGATCGCAGCGATGTCCTCTTTGAACTGCGCGCTGTAGGCGTCAAAGGCGGCTCCACGCTCTTTGCGTGGCAGCGCTGTGGATGCCTTGTAGGCGGCCTCGTAGCGACGGCCTGCCTCAAGAAGTCGGGTTGCGGTATCCATGGGTGCTCAGCCCTCGATGAGGCCACCGATCTGGTGGCGTCGAGGGAGAGCCTACGCAAATGCGTTGGGCTTGTCTACCGCTAAATGCGTACGGTTTGCGTTATCCCTTCTGATGAGCCTGACGCAGGGCGACCACCTCCTGCCGCAGCAGCCGCAATTCCTCGATTACCTCGGCCAGGCTGCCGGCCAGCGCCTCAGAAAAGTCGCCCAGATCGGCGAGGTCCTCATCCGTCACTCCTTGTTTTCTCAGGATAAGGACAACCTTCTCCAGGAAGGCTCGTTCGAAACGAGGCTTCTTGTACCGGTTTTCATAATGCTGATAGCCTGTCGCCGACATTCCTAGCCTTATCGCCATGTCCCGGTGACTTAGCCCAGCTTTCTCGCGTAGGCGCTTTAGGGCACGCGCTACGTCCGAGACCTTTGGCTCTTTTTCCGGCGCCTGTTTTCTGGGGGGGCACGCAATTCTCCGTCGTTCTTGACGAAGAACTGTAGGGTGCGCCGAGGGCTCCGTCTTTACGCACTTTGCGGTTGCAATCAAGTATCCCGTTGCGTAGTGTATGCGTATGGCCAGGGAACATCGTGACGTCATCCGCCTCCTCGGCGGCTATGCTTCTGTAGCGCACTCCCTAGGGCTGGGCGTTTTTGCCGTCCGGTCATGGGAGGAGCGCAACAGCATCCCCGGACGGCATTGGCCTTCGGTGGCGAAGCTCTCGCTAGAGACCGGTGCTGGCGTAACCATCACCGATCTGCATGACGCAGCTCCGCCACGGAAGCCTTACCGCAAACGTGATGCAAGATGCGTAAAAACACAAGGTCCTTGTGAGGACCCTACGGCGGCAGCGGCGTGAGCATTGCTCTCTCCCTCCGTCAGTGTGTCACCCCGCTCGGGGCGGGTCCGATTTTCCGGCGTGGGAACTTTGCGGTTGTGTCCGGCGATGGTTCCTTCCGTCAACGAGTTAATAGCTCACGAACTCGTGAGCGTCACGAGATCCGGCGAGCTGCAGCGCCGGCCGCGTCCTCCCTCGCGGGCTCTCTGCAGCGTGTCGTCTCCCTGTGCCTTGCCCGCCGGCCTCGTTTCCAGGGCCGGCGGGCCTTTTTCGGGGGGCAGCGGCGAGGTGACCGCAACGTCGCGGCAGGCGGTGGCATGGTGCCCCTAGGTCACCTCCCCGGTGTCACCCGACACCACACGGCATCTTACCCCCTGAACTGGCCGGGCCTTCGGGCTCGGCCTCTTTCCCCAGGAACAATGCATGGCTGAACGGAAGCCTGATGCCAAACGGCAGGCGTTCATCACGGCCGCTCGCAGCTTCTACATGTCCCCATTCCCGGCAGGGCTAAAGCTGCTGGTTGACCTCATCAACGCGCGCGGCGTCGAGCAGTGGGGCCGAGATGACTGGCGGCCTGTCAGGGTCACCCAGATCCCCCCGGGGGTGCTGCCGCCGAACCCGCCCATCACCGGGCTGCCGCCTGTTGAGCCTGACACCGATGAAGTCGCTTGGCGGACCCCTGCCCGCGAGCGGTGACGGAAGAACGGAATGACGAAAACGTGGATTAGCGGATTAGCGGGCGTGGTGCTGCTGGCTGGCTCAGCCGCGGCGCAAGGCAACTGTGCCCCGGCCGACCAAGTCACCCAGGGGCTAACCCACCGATATGGCGAAGTGCCCGCGCTCAGCGGCGTCACAGTCACCGGCGAGCTGATGCAGCTGTGGCTGTCGCCGACCGGCAAGACG